AATGAATGTTCTTATCTATTCTCGAATTGAAAATGATAATGAAAACCCAGATTTTATTACTGGTAACCAAATTGCAAGAGTTGGATTAGTAGAGAATCCACAAAAGTTTGACTCTACAGCACTTTTAAGTGCAGATAAAGCAAGTGCATTGAATGCTTTAAGATTAACTGGATCTGGATATAGTTCTGCTACTTTTGCTGCTGACAGTTATTTTGTACAAACAATTGCTGCTGGATCAACAGCTCAAGGAAGGGTTGTCAATTATGACCAAACTACTGGTGTCTTGAAGTATTGGCAAGATAGGACTTTAGCTGGTTTTAATACCGTTGGAACTGCTCAAACTGCTCCTACATATGGATTCAATTTAAACAAATTTACTTCTTCTGTAGGAACAGGTGGTAATTTAGAAATTGTTCCTACAGCAGGGTCAACTTTACAAATTGATAGTGCATTTACAGGTATATCTACTGTAATAAATAATATCACATATTATCTTGGTCAGAATTTTACGGATGGTCTTTCCAATCCTGAAGTTAAACGACATAGTGGCAACATTATTTTTGTTGACAATAGACCAGCTATCACTAGGTCAGTTAACCAAAAAGAAGATATCAAAATAGTATTGCAATTCTAGAAAATCATGCCTCAGAATACAAATTTAAATGTAGCACCATATTTTGATGACTATGATGCATCGGATGATTTTTATCGGGTACTGTTTAAACCAGGTTTCCCAGTTCAAGCAAGAGAATTAACAACTCTTCAATCTATATTGCAAAATCAAATTGAAAAATTTGGTAAGCACTTTTTTAAGGAAGGTGCTAAAGTAATTCCAGGAAATACAGGATATAATAGAATTTTTTATGGTATACAAATAAACAATAATTATCAGGGGGTTCCTGTATCCGCATATGCTAATCAATTAGTAGGAGCAAAAATTACAGGACAAAGATCTGGTGTAACTGCTGTTGTAGATAGTGTTTTATTACCCGAAGATTCTGATCGTGGACAACTTACCCTTTATATTAATTACTTAACTTCAAGTACAACAAATAATTCAACTCAAACATTTTTTGATGGAGAAGAGTTAACTTGTAATACAATCATTTCATCTGGATTATTAGGAAATACAACTATTGCTGTAGGTGCTCCTTTTGGTATTACTGTAGCAGATGGTGCTGCTGTAACAGGATCTTCTTTCCAAATTCAAGAAGGTGTTTATTTTGTTCATGGACAATTTTGTAATGTAAATAGAGAAACTCTTCTTCTTGACCAATATGGAACTAAACCTAACTGTAGAGTTGGATTATTTGTAAACGAAGAAATAATTACTGCTGATATAGATGAAAGTTTAAATGATAATTCTCAGGGATATAATAACTATGCTGCACCAGGTGCTGATAGACTAAAAATATCTTTAAGTTTATTTAAAAAGTCTTTAGATGATTTTGATGATACTAGTTTTATTGAATTAGGCACTATAACTGATGGTGTTTTAAGAGCAGGTAATACTGGTAGAAATGGTAAAGGAAGTGGTGGATTAATAATTGCAGGTGGTGGTGGTTCTGGTTCATTAGATTTGACAGATACTCTTGCAAGAAGAACTTTTGATGAGAGTGGTAACTATGATGTCAAACCTTTTGATGTTACCTTGATGAATTCTTTAGATGATAATATTGGAAATAGAGGAGTCTTTAAGGCAGGTCAATTTACTCCTAGTGGAGGAACTCCATCTGATGATCTAGCATTATATAAGATTTCTCCAGGAAAAGCATATGTAAAGGGATATGAAATCGCAACGATGGATCCTACTTACATTGATTGCTCTAAACCAAGAACTACTAAACTTATAGAAAATCAAGCAATAATCTATAATACAGGTCCAACTTATAGGTTAGATAGTGTTTATAGAACTCCCACCGTAGGTATTGGTAGTACATATGTTCTAAGTTTAAGGGATAGAAGAAAGGGTGCTAATGCTGAAAATGCTCCAGGTCAGGAGATTGGGTATGCTAGAATATATGATTTTAGGTTAGAATCACAATCTTATAATACCAACAATTCCAATTTGGATCAGTGGGAATTGTCTTTATATGATGTTCAGACATTTACACAAATAGAATTAAATAATCCAATTACACAAGCTGTTCCTGCGTTTATTAAAGGAAAGAGAAGTGGTGCAACTGGATTTTTACAAGGTTCTGTTACTGCAGGGGTAGGATTAACTGTTTATGAAGTAAGTGGTAATTTTATTAGAAATGAACAAATTATTGTTAATGGTATTAATAATGGAAGAATTGCTGTAGGTATTACTGAATTTTCTGTATCTGATGTAAAATCTGTTTATGGAACTGATGATAATTTAGTTGGTATTAATACTTTTAGTGCTAATGTAGTTCCAGCAGTTTTAATTAATGTTGGAGTGGCAACAGTTGGTGTTGTTACCTTTAGTGCAAAATCAGTTATACAAAGTACCAATGAAAACTTCCCAGGAATTACTACTGTTGGTAATCTTGTTCAATATACTGACTTAAATGTATCACAAGATCCAGTAAGAGCAAGAGTTGTTAGTGTTGGATCTTCTCATTTAGAAGTAGTTGGAGTTACAACTGTTGCTGATATTTGTGATGGAACATTACCTCTTACTAGTGTTAAGAGTGTAAATGATTTGAGAATATTAACTAGCATGTTAGATTCTTCAACTGATAATACTCTTTATACACCTCTTCCAAAGAAAAATGTTTCTAATGTTGATTTAACATCTGCTTCTATTGTTATAAGAAAAACGTTTGATGTTACTATTGCTAATGGACAAATAAGCACACCATTACCAACTGTTGGATCAGATGAAACTTTCCAACCATTTACACCTAAGAGATATTCCTTAATAGGTGCTGATGGTACTACATATGATTTAACTGCAGATCAATTTGATTTAAGTGTTAGTCAACAACTTCAAATTCGTGGATTGGCTGCAGGTAATAATACTGGAACTTTGGTTGCTACTATTAAAAAATCAAAACCAAAGGCAAAACAAAAAATAAACAATAGAGTTAAATCTGTAGTTATTAATTACTCTAAGCAAAGAGGTGCTGGAGTTGGTGCAACAACTCTAAATGATGGATTATTATATGGTTCTTATCCATATGGAACTAGAGTTCAGGATGAAACCATATCTTTAAACAATCCTGATGTTGTAGCAATTCATGGTGTCTTTGAATCTGCAGATAGTGCTGATCCTTCTTGCCCTAAAGTAAATCTTTCTTCCATAGTTACTCAATCAACAACAACTAATGAGTTGATAATTGGTGAGCAAATAATTGGTCAAGATAGTGAAGCTGTTGCTATTGTAGCAGAAAAACTAACTGATTCTCAAATTAGTTTTCTTTATAAAAATGAAAATTTATTTAAGGAAGGAGAAACTGTAACTTTCCAAGAATCTTCAGCACAGGCAATAGTGTCTACTCTCGATTCTCCTAGTTTTGCTATTGGATCAAATTATACATTTGCTGATGGTGGAGAGTCAACTTTCTATGATTATGGAATAATTAAGAGAAAACCTGATTCTGATGCACCTTCTAAGAAGATAAAAGTATATTTCCAAAGTGGTTCATATGATTCTGGTGATAATGGAGATATAACAACGATCAATTCTTATGATCAATTCAAATATGGATTTAATATTCCAAGAGTTGATACTCATAGTTGTGCTGATATTATTGATATAAGACCAAGAGTTGTGCCAATTTCATCAGTTGCTGAAGGAGATAGATCTCCTTTAGAATTCCTTGGAAGAAGTTTCACTGGATCTGGAGATTCTGCTCCTAGCATCCTAGCATCAGATGAGTCCATTGTTATGGATTTCTCATTCTATCTTCCAAGAATTGATAGAATATTCTTGAATAAAGAAGGAAGATTCCAAGTAAAATATGGAGATCCTGCAGAAGATCCTAAGAAACCTGTTCCTGTTGATGATGCAATAGAAATAGCAAGTGTAGGTCTTCCAGCATTCCTCTATACGACTAAGGATGCTGCATTGCAATTCTTAAATCATCGTAGATATACGATGACTGATATTAAGAAACTTGATACTAGAATTAAAAATTTAGAATATTATACTACTCTTTCTTTATTAGAAACAAATACAGCAAACTTCTTTGTTCCTGATCAAGATGGTGCTAATAGGTTTAAGTCTGGATTCTTTGTGGATAACTTTACTGGATTCCAACCACAAGAAAATAAGATTAAAATTAACAATAGTATAGACAGAAAACGTAAAGAATTACGTCCAAGACATTATACAAACTCTGTTGATTGTATATTTGGACCAGTTGTTGGTAATGATCCTAATGACGATCTTCAATTTTCTACTATTGAAGGTGTTAATGTTAGAAAACAGGAAGATGTTATAACATTGGATTATGGTGAAGTTGAATGGATTAAACAGAATTTTGCTACAAGATCTGAAAGTGTTACTCCTTTCTTGATTAGTTTCTGGCAAGGAACTATGGAATTGAATCCTGCATCTGATACATGGGTAGATACTGCAAGACTTGATGCTAAGATTATTCAAACTGAAGGTAACTATGCTGCCACAATGGATAATTTATCAAGGAATGAGGGTATTGATCCTCAGACTGGTATGGGTCCAGTTATATGGAATGCATGGGAAACCACATGGACAGGAACTTCTGCTGTAGAATTTGATGGAGCACAAACTACAACTAGTTCTTCAAATACTTGGGGTCAAGGTGGTTGGATTAATGGTGAACCAGATAACAACCCTGCTCAGTGGATAACAGAAACATCAACCACAACGACACAAGAAGTATTAAGACAAACTACTCAAACTGATCATCAACAAAGATCTGGTCTTAGAACTATTGTACATGAGACATTTGATGAAACTTCTGTGGGTGATAGGGTTGTAAGTAGAGATCTTGTTCCATATATGAGATCTAGAAACATTGAATTTACTGCTAAGAAAGTTAAACCTCTAACTCAGTTATATGGATTCATGGATGGGCAGAATGTTACTAAATTCTGTGTTCCTAAGTTACTTGATGTAACTATGACTTCTGGATCATTCCAGGTTGGTGAAACTGTAAAGGGTAGAATGAATAATACTGGATTGAGTCAAATAACTAATGATAGTATTGCTGAAATTCAATTTAGAGTTGCACAATCAAATCATAGAGAAGGTCCATATAATGTTCCAACTAAGACATTTAGAGACAATCCTTATACTAATCAGACATTACCTGCTTCTTATTCATCAACGTCGGATATAGTTAATGTAGACACTTTCTCATTATCCACTGAAGCACAAGGAGCTTATTATGGATGGGTACAAAGTGGAATGATTCTTGAGGGAGAAAGTAGTGGAGCACTTGCAACTATTAATGATGTAAAACTTCTATCAGATGTTTCCGCATTCTGTGGTGGTTCATTCTTTATTCCTAATCCAAATAATATCAATTTCCCAAGATTTGAAACAGGAACTAAGACATTTACTTTAATTGATGACGCAGATAATAATCAGGATAAGTGTAATACACTGACTGATGAAACATATACTGCTGCTGGAACTCTAGAAACTGTTCAGGAAAATATTCTTTCTATTAGAAATGCAAGAATTGAACAAAGACATGAATTCCAAGAACAAATAGTTCATAGTGATCTTGGAACAGAAGTTGTTGGTAGTCAAGTTGTTGGACAAGAATCTAATAGGGCAAATACTGGATGGTATGACCCTCTAGCACAATCATTCTTGGTTGAAGATCCTGGTGGAGTTTTTGTAACTAAATGTGATATCTTCTTTAGAACAAAAGATGATATGGATATACCTTGTGTATTCCAGATTAGATCTATGAAGAATGGATTCCCAACACAACATATTCTTCCATTTTCTGAAATTGTATTAGATCCATCAGACGTTGTAGTTTCTTCAGATGGTTCTGTAGCAACGACTGTTGAATTTAAAGCACCAGTTTATCTTGAAGGTGGAAACACTGAATATGCCATAGCACTAGCATCTAACTCCACCAAATATAGTGTTTATATCTCTAGAATTGGTGAAACAGATTTACTTACAGATACATTTATTTCTAACCAGCCTTACTTGGGATCTCTCTTTAAGTCGCAGAATGCTTCTACATGGGAACCAAGTCAGTGGGAAGATCTTAAGTTTACAATGTATAGAGCAGACTTTGAACCTAATGGAACTGTAGAATTCTATAGTCCAGAATTAACAAGAGGAAATAATCAGATCCCAACACTTAGACCTGATCCATTAATTATCAATTCTAAAAAGGTAAGAGTTGGTCTTGCAACAACAGTTGCTGATAGTTATGAATTGGGTAACACATTCTCTCAAGATGGAACGAATGCAACAGGTAATTTAGTAGGTGCTGGTGGTTCTGCTACAGGTACACTTACGATTGCTAATGTAGGTATTGGATATACACCTCTAGATGGCAATCTTACATTTACTGGTGTTAACTTAGAAACTGTTACAGGTCAAGGAAGAGGTGCTGTTGGTAATGTCTTTATTGAGAATGGTCAAGTTGGTGCTTGTACTGTTACTTCTGGTGGAAGTGGTTATGAAGTAGGTGATGTTGTTGGAATTACCACTATTGGTCTTTCTACTGGTGGTAGTGGAACTGTTGGTAGAGATGGTCAATTTACCATTGCTGGTATTGGAATGACCAATGAAATTACATTGGAAAATGTTCAAGGCAACTTTGCTACTGGTGCTGGTAAGACTATGAGGTATACCAATAGTGCTGGTGTTACTACAGAATTAAACTTTAGTCATGGTGGTAATGTTACTATCAATTCACTTGACAATGAATCAGATGGATTACATATTAAAGTTAATCATCAGAATCATGGAATGTACGATACTGAAAATATAGTTAAGATATCTGGTGTTGTTGGAAATGTTAAACCATCAAAACTAAGTCTTGCTTTAGATACAGGTAATAGTAGTTCCTTTACTGTAGATGATGGAAGTGTTTATGAGAATTTTGAAAATGTTGGAGTTGGAACAACTAACATAGGATTAGTTAAGATTGGAGAAGAAGTTATTCAGTATAACAACGTTTCTGGTAATGTCCTTACTATTGCCAATAGGGGAAGTAATAAGATCAATTATGCAGTTGGCACTCCTGTTAATAAGTATGAACTTAGTGGAGTTTCTTTAGCAAGAGTTAATAGAACTCATGGTTTATCTACTTCAACTGCTACAGCAACTTCTGGATCAATTGGTTTTGATTCGTATAATATCAAACTTGACATGTCAGGTGAAGATAATATTGATGGTATAACACATAATGATACTACAGATAGAAGCACTGATGTTGGATTCCCTAAATTATATCTGGGTCAAACTCAGACCACTGGAGGATATCAGGTTAAGGCAACTCAAAACATGCAGTTCCAAATCATAACTCCTATTTGTCATAACATGACAGTAACAGGAACTTCAATTGGTGCAGAAATTAGAACTACTTCTGCTACTAGTTTAAGTGGAGATGAAATTCCTTACATTGATCAGGGATTTGAATCTGTTACTATTGGTGAAAGTAATTATATGACCAGTCCTAGAGCAGTTTACTCAAAGGTAAATGAGGATGATAGGTTAGATAATTTTGAAGGAAATAAATCTATGCAGATGAGATTAACTCTCATAACGACTGATCCTAGATTATCTCCTGTTCTTGATGCTCAAAGAGTGAGTACCATTCTTACAAATAACAGAGTTAATGATGTTGTTAGTAATTATGCTACTGATGGTAGGGTGAAGACTATGAATGAAGATCCTACAGGATGTCAGTATATTACTAAGGAGATATCTCTTGAAAATGCTGCTACTTCTATTAAGATATTATTAGGTGGGCATGTTCATGCTGATGCTGATATTAGATGTTTCTATGCCATTGGTGATAGAACTGGTTTCCAACCAATCTTTACTCCTTTCCCAGGATTTGAGAACATCAATAACAAAGGGCAAGTAATCAATTCTGCTAATAATAATGGTCAGTCTGATTCATTTGTTCCTAAAACCAATCAATATGGTTTTGGTGATTCTGTACAATTTAGTGATTATACCTTTACTGCAGATGATCTTCCAGCATTTAGATACTATAGAATTAAAATTCTATTAATATCTTCTGATCAGTGTTATGTTCCTAGAGTGAAAGATCTAAGAGTTATGGCACTAGCATAATATGGAACATTATAATATTGAAGGGCATCAGGATCTTGCAAGAGATCCTAAAACAAATGCCATAATAAATGTGAATTCTTTAGATTATACTCATTATACTGCTGGTAGAAAAGCAAAATTATCAAGAAACGAAAGAGTCGAATCTATGGAACACGATCTTGCTAGTTTAAAAGGTGAAATTGGTGAAATCAAATCTCTACTCAAGGAATTAGTCAATGGCAAGTAAAAATCTGACATTT